ATTTTCTCAAGCATTTGGAGGTTTGTGATGCTAAGATTCGTAGTGGACAAAGATTGTACACTCTTCATACAGGCTGTTTAAAAGATGAACGCATTGATAGAGAAAAGGTTGCTCAGTATAAGACTAGATCTTTCTTTGTTCCTGGTTGGGATTTCTTTTGTATGACCAGGAAATATTGTGGACATTTTTGTGCATGGTATATTAAAAACAAAGTTTTTAACAATTCTGGTATTGGTATTAATCCCTATGCAGAGTGGTATTTGATTTATGAGAAACTTCGTGCGAAAGGAAAAGAAAGAGCTGTATTTGGTGATTTTTCCAAGTTTGATAAATATATGTTGGTTTCTTTTATATATGCAGCTTTTGATTTTATTGACTCCTTTTACGTTGGATCAACTCAAGAAGAACGTAATGCCAGAGCTTCTATATGTGAAGAGTTTGTTAATTCTGTACATGTTGTTATGATTAACGGAAAAGCATATGTTTATATGTGGAATGGCGCCAATACTTCCGGAAATGCTTTAACTATATATATCAATAATATAGTAAATGAGCTTTATCATCTTTATGTTATGAGTGATATATATCTCCTTGATAAAGGAGGTGTATTGAAATCTGATGGCGTCGGTTTGCCTATACAAATGTTTTTAGATGAGACTGCTTCTATTTATTATGGAGATGATAGCGGAATGACCTTTTCTAGTGTAATGGAGGAAATTGGTATTAATCAAATTTCTCTTTCAGAAGGTTTCAAAAGAGCCCTTGGTCTTACTTATACGAATGAGCTTAAAACAGGAGAATTGGTTGCTTATCGTAATTTAGATGAGTGTATGTTATTGTCGAGAGGCTTTAGAGTTTCTATGTATAATGGCATATATCGTGTTGATGCTCCTTTAAAAGATACTAGTTTATTTGAACCGCTTTATTGGATTTCGCAAGGATTACCAACCATTCATATGAAAGACAAAACACAAAGAACCCTCTACGAGTTATCCCTTAGAGGAAGAGAGGAATTTGA